CCAGTTAACAAATTCCCCGCGATATTCTGCTCAATGCCCGCCCCGATGCCGCCAAATTGCGCTCCGAGCGTGCCGTAGCGCGCAGCAGCATCAGCACCAAGATCAGTGACGCCATACAGCATGTTGTAGTTCTGTGCTTGCGTGGCCAGATAGTTCTGGAGCTGCTGTTGGAATGTCGTGCCTGCAAGCCCGGTGGCGTAGTCAATTGCTCCCTTTGATGCGGGACCGGAAGAACCCAAACCACGAGCAGAGAACGAATTCTGCGCCGCCTTGAGTCCCTGATTGAGTGTGAACTGATAACCCGGTGTGCCTTCGAGCCAAGAAGACATCTCATCCGGCGAACCAAACATGTCACCGAAGCCTTGCGTCAACTCCGGCAACCGTGATGTGAGCATGTCACCAGCGGTACGTCCGTAGCCGATGTATGGCTTCAGATGTTTCCCTGTTTGGGCATACATGGAACCAAGAGTGTCGCCGTAGTCACGCAGACCACCAACACCCTCGTCAACAGCACGGCCTATTGCGTCGGCGGCACGAAATGAACCACGCTGCTGTAGCCCGGCTGTTGCATTCGCGGCATCAACTTGGCGATCAGCACCTTCACTTGCAAGGAACCCCTTTGCAAGATTGCCGCCAACACCTGCAACGCCTATTGCTGCTCCGACTGGCATTAGCTAAACGCCACCTTTCTTAATCACCTCAAAATCACTCAAATCATCATTCATCACAACAAGTGCTGTTTGAATGTCGAGCACCAGAGGCCACCCTGTTACAGGTCTAATCGGCGCATAGCCTGCTATCTGAGCCCAACGATTGTAGAGAGCCAGTGCCTTGTCAATCTGTCCTCCGCGAATCGTCTCTATGGTGGCCCCCACGGCCCTGTCATGGCTCTCATCATCCGGATGAACCTCTTCCACAATTGCATTAGCCGCGAACTTTGCTTCGAGCTTTTGATGAAACCACTCACCCAGGGCTTTCACACTCGGAGCATGTTGGCTCCAACGCATGTAGTTCAGTGAATAGCTCGCTACGTCTTTTTCGCCGAGGCATTCCGCACTGGTGAACTCTTTTTGGCCGTGAATAGCGCGGACGAGACCGAGAGCACCGAGATTACGCGCTGGAACCTTGGTCCATAGTTCTAATGCATCGGTGCGTGTGAACATCCAACGCAAAGCATTCTGGGTGACTACCAAAGCGAACGCACCACGAGCATTCGGCAAAAACTGGGTGTGCACTTCGTATGCACCCGAGCCGAGATTTATGAACAGCAAGCCGCCGAAATCACACATCAACGCGACGTTCGCTGGATTAGCTAATAGCTCCGAGAGATCAATGGGCTCGTCGTTTTGTGCCAGCACATACGGACGAACCTCGGGGTGGTTCACCACATTGTTAATGCGATCAGCTAGAAAATCTCTCTGCGGGTCAAGTTGTCGTTTGCTGCTCATGTCGGCTTTCCTACGGCTTGCGAGAGCAGTTTTACCTGATCCCGAATTGCTTCTACTTCGGCTTGTGTGGGAGGATTTGAAACCGATTGGTCCCAATCCGGATCAATCCCTATGTCTTTCTGCACAAATGTTCCAAAAAACGTTCGCCATGCGTGAGTGATGAACACCGAGATTCTTCCATCAGAATCCGCCGTGCCTTGCGCAAAAGGCACTTTGGTGTTCAATAATTCCTTCGGCAAACTAGTTGCACTTGCTGGATTTGCCATTCTCGTTACGTCCCTGGCGACACAGTATCGGTGACATCAACATATGCCCCGTTAAGCGCGGTGTTGATGTCATCACTCCACAGCAACTCGAACACAAGGTCCCGGGACATGCCCAGTTGACTCCATGTCGGAACTACATCGTATTCGCCTTCGAGCCCCATGGTTTGTGTAGGCGCGTTGACAAATGTACGTCCACGATTTCGCGAAATCCGGAGTGTTATCTTTGGTTGTGTAGTTGGGTCAGCCGTGATGCCGTCACCACATTCCATACTAGCCCGGAATTTGCCATAAGACCTGCGGGCGAGTCCTCGAACCAAATGCGGCATTCCTCTTCGACGTACTAACGGAGCACCGTTGTCATTATAAGTCTCAAGGTCCATGATATAGAGATTGCCGTTTTCCCAATCGCCGCACAGCACCTTGCCGTAGGCGAGTGCAATGCAATTAGCACGATGCCGGTTCTCTTCTCCACTATCCGGGTCAGTCCACACCCGTTCGTGCCACAGTCCTTCACTCAAGTCATAAACCCATGTCTTGTTCGCAGTCGGAAAAGTCAACATGTAAAACACATGATCAGTTTGCTTGTACATCATGCCGATTGCGTCATCAATACGGGAGTATTTGGTGAACTCGTATGCGATGGCGGGCGTGGAGATTTTCTTTGCGGTGTAATCCCCGCCCATGTAAACAGTGCCTTGGCCTTCTGCATCGATGCCGAGCCAGAACACCAACAAGTCATGTTTCGCTGGCGAGTATTTCGCAACAGCGCCGTGTTCAATGAAGACCCCTGGGATGATCTGGAATGGGAAATTAGTTCCTCCGGCGTTGTACCAAACCTCCGTGGTCTTCACGATCCCAAAAAGCCAAATCTCTCGATGCACAACAAGCAACGTCGCGAGCTTGTCAGGGAACCCGGTTTTCGCGGCGACATAGTTAGGGTCAAAAGCAACATCCTGCACGGTACTGACGGTCCATGCGAAATTCGAACCTGCGCCAATCGCGCTCGATGACAACACATCGCTAACGGCGTAGTCCAAGCCACCATCTACAATGGTCACAACTGTGACAATTCCGCCCGCAACAGTGATGTCAGCGGTCGCGCCTGTGCCTGTGCCGCCTGACAACGCCACCGCGTTGTACACTCCATCGGTGTACCCCGAACCACCATCTGTGATAGCGCCAGTGAGAATCTTCCCCACCTGCGTAAGCTGCGCAAAAGTCACATTACTCAACGAGGCATAGAAGTTTCTCGAATCCGGCTGATCAGTCACAAAAAACGTGTCAAGATAATCCACGTTGTCGCCGCCAAGAAAACTAGGATCGTTGATTTTTGCAAAAGCATTGGTCTCTAGTTCAATCGCGTAGCCTTTGGCAGTGCCATCAACGAGAATGATCGAATCTCCGTTGTCTACCATTTTCACAGGAGTGCTGAGATTATCTTCGAGTTGCCCCAAGACAGCCACGACGAAGTTTGAGTCAATAAACAACACCCGATCACCGACAACGTAATATAGAAATCCATTAGTCGCGGTGTAGAGCCCACGACCAGCAGCGACAAGTGGCGGGATCACCTGGAGATTAAGGCCAGGAGTCAAATAATGTGTAAAGGGCGCTTCTGCGTCTTCAGGATTCCGCTCGGGATAAAGATTCACACATCTTTGCGCATTCGCTATGTATGAACGAGCTTCATAAGCACCACCAAGAAGATTGACGGACTCTTGAACAGGGCCCTGCTGTGGTTGTAGCTGTGGCGGCACAACAAATGCCCCTTCTCAGCGCCACAGCACAGTGATATTCGCCGCACCTGTGCCTGCGGTTTTGACACAAATCCCGTTCGCAACAGCCGCGTTTAGTTCAAGACTCACAAGAGCGGTTGTGGCGAATGTGGCTATGAGTCCGCTGGAGCAAGTGCCGTCACCGTCATCGTACACCGCAGCAGTTGATCCGGTGCCGCCAGTATTGACAACCAAGCGTGCAAACACCCCAGAGGTTCCAAGCACCCCAGTGTCGGTGTTGGTAGTGATGTTTACAAAATTAAGCCCACTTACCGCAACAGGAAGACCATTTGTCGAAGTAACCGGGGCACACGAGCCACCATCCTTAACACACGGATTGACCGCCTGTTGAGCACTCGCAGGCACGATGCTCACCAACAGCGCCGCGACAAGCGCAACAAACGCAACAAGCGCAGATCGAAATTGTTTCATCTTGCCTTCTCGCTTTCTTATGCCTTGACAGACTTGATCACCGCGAAGTTGAGAACGATTGTCTCAGCAAGTGCGCCAGCAGTCAGGTTTGTAAGAACAATGTCACACGAACCAGCAGCAACAGTAGCAATACCAATCATATAGGAGGTATTCGCGGCTGGACCGCTTTTGATGTTTACCACAACAACATCATCAACAGCAATTTCGGAGTTCGTGAGAGTGAACGCCGCTTCAGCACCCCCTGCGAGCGATTCTGCATTCATCGTGATCGCACCGCATACCTTATTGAGCGTGACACCAGTGGCCTTGCTGGTGGCTTGGGTGACTGTGCCACCAACACCAGTGCCATAGCCAAACTTCGCGCCGAAGCCATTGTTGATCGAGTCAACGATCTTGTTCAAAGCCTCACCAGCAAAAAGCCGGAAGCCTTGTTCAAAACTATTTAGTGCTGCCATTTCAAAGTTTCCTTTCGCGTTAAAACACCAAAAACACCCAGGGCATCATCGAATCTGATCACTGTAGACGTTGTAAATCCCCGGTTTCACCAACCCGCTCGGCATCTCCAAACGCGGAATCTGCGCGTTGGTGTTCTTGATCACATTGAGAGATTCTTTCGCCCGCTGAATGAGCACCGGCTTGGGCGGCAGATCATAGGAATCCCGAAGAATCACCGACAAATTTGTCAGCAACGCTTGGTGATATTCCGGGGGCAACACGATTTCTGATGCGAGATTCTCGAACTCGCTCAACACGACTTTAACAGTGATGTGTACTGCGTAGATGTTGGCCACCGGAATCGGCCACGGAAAAATGCGGCCAACAGGCCACGCGGAATCATAAAAGAGCCAAGTCGGAAAGCTCACCAACTGTTTCAACGCAATCCGATTGTAGTCTTCTCGGGCATTGAGAATCTCAAGCTGATAATCGATGGGATTCGGCGGGGTGTTCAATTGCCGCAAGAACGCCGAATCAACCTGATCAGGCCGAACCGAGATGTCATAATCCTCACTCGGCCCAACAGTATAACTCTGCGCACCCGTCGAAGTTTTCGAAAGAGTTTGCAACACATACACAAGCCAACGCTTACGTGCCCATTGCGCGATCATCCAATTCAATCGCGTGAATGCGTCGTTGTTGTCCTCGCTATTGGGTGTTTGCCCAACACCAATGATGCCAGCGTCTTTGAGCGCCAGTTTGATAATGGTGTTGGGCGTAACAGGCACGAGAGTGTCACTTTCTCTTAAAACTTATCCGATGCGCACAGGCGCGTCAGCAGCAACAGCGGTTTCGTCGGGCGCACCAAACTCCCCAAGAGTCTTTTTAGACTCCGCAGGTTCATCCGTTTTTGCGGATTCCTTTGGCAAGCCTTTTCCTAGTTCCCTTCTGTGTTCCTTTTCAAGTTCCGCAGGAGGCTCCTGCACAGGCGTCACCACTCCCGAACCGGCCTGACTAAGCATATTCAACTTAGCCTGCATGTCCTTGGTAGTGCGTTCCATTTCCTCACGAGCTTGTCGCATCAAGGA